CATCGTCGACCGGCTGAAGGAGCAGCGGTACAAGATTAAGGGGGTCAACTTTGGAAACAAGTCGAAGAACCCGCTGATGTGGGGCAACAAGCGGGCCGAGATGTGGGGCGAGATGCGGACCTGGCTGAAGGACGCGTCCATCCCGCTGGACCGCTACCTCAAGAACGACCTGACCGGGCCGATGATGAAACCGGACAGTAAAGGGACTATCTTCTTGGAAAGCAAAAAGGATATGAAGGCCCGCGGGCTGGCCAGTCCTGACGCGGCCGACGCCATCGCGGTGACGTTTGCGTTTCCTGTGGCCCACCGGGAATTTGTTGACAGGGCACCGCGCAGGGCCTATGCTCCGGGCGGAATTTCAAACTCTTGGATGGGGGCGTAACCATGGCCTACACGAAACCAATCGGCGTAGCGTTCACCGATCAGGACATCAACGGCGCGAATGTTGTGCTGGTTGACGAGCAGCTTGGCTACACCGCCGCCGGGCAAGGCACTGTAACGCAGGATACCAGCAAGTCGACCGCGGTGACGCTGAACAAACCCGCTGGGCAGATCACGATGAACAACGCGTCGCTGGGCGCCACGACCAACGTGACGTTTACGCTGAACAACAGCTACATCAGCGCCAACGACGTGATCGTGTTGAACGTCAACGGCGGCACGACCGCGGCCTACAACGTCTACACCAGCGTCCTCGGCGCCGGCACGGCGTCTATCACGCTGCGGAACATCACGGCGGGCGCGCTGTCCGAAGCGGTGGTGCTGAACTTCGCGCTGATCCACTGCGCCTAACACTCTTACCGGCACAGCGGGGACGCGATGGCCAAGAAAAGTGTTTCGCTGGCCGTAGGCCGAGGCGAGAAGCTACCGACCGATAAGGGTGCGGGCCTGACCGCCAAGGGCCGCGCCAAGTACAATCGTGAGACAGGCTCCAACCTGAAGCCTCCGGCCCCCAGCCCCAAGACCGAGGCGGACAAGGGGCGTAAAAAACGTTTTTGCGCTCGCATGGGCGGCGTGGTAGCCAAGGCTGAGAACGCCGACAGGGCGAAGGCCAGCATGAGAAGGTGGAAGTGCTAATGGCAAAACCGGGTCTATACGCCAACATCCACGCCAAACGGGAGCGCATCGCGGCCGGGTCTGGCGAGAAGATGCGTAAGGTCGGCTCCAAGGGCGCCCCTACCGCCGCGGCGTTTCGTGAATCTGCCAAGACGGCCAAGCCAGCCAAGAAGGGTAAGTGACATGCCGCTGGTAAAGTCCACCTCCAAGGACGCCTTCCGCAAGAACGTGAAGGCCGAAATTGCTGCCGGCAAGCCGGCAAAACAGGCTGTAGCCATCGCGTACGCAACCAAGCGCGCAGCGGCTAAGAAAGGCAAGTAATGGCCGCCAACGATGTAGAAGCCGCAGGAAAAGTATCGGACAGCGACGACAAGGATCGGCTGTCGGTCATGCACCGGCGCTACACCATGGCGCTGTCGGCCTACTCGGACAGCCGCGAGGACGAACTGGACGACCTGCGCTTCATGGCCGGGTCGCCTGACAACCAGTGGCAGTGGCCGGCGGACGTGCTGGCGACCCGCGGGTCTGTGCAGGGTCAAACGATCAACGCGCGGCCGTGCCTGACGATCAACAAGCTGCCGCAGCATGTGCGCCAGGTGACCAACGAGCAGCGGCAGAACCGGCCGACCGGCAAGGTGATCCCGGCCGACGACCGCGCCGACGTGCGCGTGGCCGAGATATTTGACGGCATGGTGCGGCACATCGAGTATATCTCAGACGCCGACGTGGCTTACGACACGGCCTGCGACAACCAGGTCACCTACGGCGAAGGCTACATCCGCATTCTGACGGAGTACGCCCGCGAGGACAGCTTCGACCAGGACATCAAGATTGGGCGGGTGCGGAACTCGTTCTCCGTCTACATGGACCCGGCCATCCAAGACCCGTGCGGCGCCGACGCCGAATGGTGCTTCATCACCGAAGACGTGAGCAAGGCCGACTATGAACGCATGTTCCCAGATGCTGCGCCGATTTCTAGCCTCATGTCGCAAGGTGTGGGCGACCAGAGCCTTTCTCAATGGCTCTCGGAAGACATGGTACGTATCGCCGAATACTTCTACTACGAACACGAAAAAGCAACGCTGAACCTCTACCCCGACAACATTACAGCCTTTGCCAATTCGCCGCAGGACAAGCAACTGAAGGCGATGTTTGGCAAGCCGCTGCGTAGCCGCGCGGTCGACCGCAAGAAGGTCAAGTGGGTCAAGACCAACGGGTTTGAGGTGCTGGAAGAACGCGATTGGGCAGGCAAATACATTCCCGTCGTGCGCGTAATCGGCAACGAGTTTGAGGTTGACGGTCAGCTTTACGTGTCGGGCCTTGTGCGGAACGCCAAGGACGCCCAGCGCATGTATAACTACTGGGTCAGTCAGGAAGCCGAAATGCTGGCTTTGGCCCCCAAGGCGCCCTTCATTGGCTATGGCGGCCAGTTTGAAGGCTACGAGATGAACTGGAAAACGGCCAACACGAACAACTGGCCGTACCTAGAGGTCAATCCCGACGTTACGGACGGCGCTGGAAGCCCTCTGCCGCTTCCGCAGCGCGCACCGCCGCCGCTGGCCCAGACCGGCCTCATACAAGCTAAATTGGGCGCTGCTGACGACATCAAAGGCACCACAGGCCAGTACGACAGCAGCCTCGGGGCGCAGAGCAACGAGCGGTCTGGCCGGGCCATTCTGGCGCGCGAGAAGCAGGGCGACACGGGCACCTACCATTACGTCGACAACCTGTCCCGCGCGATCCGGCACGTCACCCGGCAGCTTGTTGACATGATCCCCAAGATTTACGACACCGCCCGCGTGGCGCGTATCGTGGGCCTAGACGGCGAAGTTGGCATGGTGCGGATCAATCCGACCCAGCCGGAGCCGGTGAAGGAAATCCGCGACGAAAACGGGCTTGTGATCGACAAGATTTACAACCCGTCGGTCGGCGTTTACGACGTGTGCGTGACCACTGGGCCAGGCTACATGACCAAGCGTCAGGAAGCCTTGGACGCCATGTCGATGCTTCTGCAATCCAACCCGCAGCTTTGGACGGTCGCCGGTGATCTGTTCATCAAAAACATGGATTGGCCGGGCGCGCAGGAGATGGCGGCGCGGTTCGCTAAGATTATTGATCCAAAGGTTATGGAAGGCGAAGACCAATCGCCAGAGATGCAGATGGCCAAGATGCAGATCGAAGCCCTGACCAAGGAACTGAACCAAGTCGTCGGCATGTTGCAGCGCGTCGAGCAGTCGATCGAGGCGCAGGAAGTGCAGATCAAGGCCTACGACGCCGAAACCAAGCGCATTTCCGCGGTCCAGGCCGGCATGACGCCCGATCAAATCCAAGACATTGTGATGGGCACCATCGCAGCAGCCATGGATACCGGCGATTTGGTTGGCCCCGGCGGCCCAGTTTCACGTGAAATGCCGGAAATGCAACCGGAAATGGGCGGTATGCCGCCTCAAATGCCGCCAGGAGGCCCAATGCAATGAGTTGCGCTGAATTTATCGGCTGCATGTTTTTAGCCCGCGACGTGGCCCATTCGGTCCACCTGAACACCCGCAGTTTTGCCAAACACAGCGCGCTGAACGGCTTTTACGACGGTATCATTGACCTCGCGGACAAATTTGCAGAGGCTTATCAGGGCCGACACGGGCTAATTGGCCCAATTTCTTTGCATTCGGCGCGCAAAACCTCGAACATTGTCGAATTTCTTGAGGATAGCCTCAAAGAAATTGAAAACGAGCGTTACAAGGTTTGCGATAAGTCAGATTCTGCTTTGCAGAACATTATTGACGAAATAGTTGGGCTGTACCTGTCAACCCTATATAAGCTGAAGTTTTTGGCATGATCATCAATTTTGAAATCACCAAAGACGGCTTTACACACCGCGACGCGTTGGTGTTACCGGACAATCACAACCTGACCGAAGCTGAAATCGAAGCTATGAAACAGGCGCGATTTGACGCTTGGTATGCTCTTATGACGTTGCCACCGGGCGCTCTTGAAATGGAGAAAATGACCGATGGCTGATCGTTATTGGGTTGGCGGCACAGGCACTTGGAACACAACGTCTACAACGGTGTGGTCGGCGTCATCTGGCGGCCCGTCGGGCGCGTCAGTGCCTACCGCTGCGGATAATGTGATCTTTGACCAAGCGGCAACCTACACGGTCACGATGTCAGGCGCGCTAGCCTGCCTTAACTTTACTGTTACGGCAGGCACAGTAACATTTGCGTCCACAGGTTCCGTAACTGTTTCTGGCGATTTTACGCTGCGTACGGGTACAATTTGGACCAACTCCGGCACGTTGACGTTTAACTCTACCACGACGCAAAATATCACAACCGCCGGCACGTCTATGGGCGCAGCAATTATATTTAACGGTATTGGCGGCGCATGGACGTTGGTGGATGCGTTGACTATGCCAACGCGCATCTTGACGTTGACCAACGGCACGTTGAACATGAACAATAAAAACGTGACCTGTTCGGCGCTGTCTTGCAACAACAGCAACACCCGCGCAATCAATTTTGGCACTGGCCAATTTTATTGCGGCGCAAACGGCGCAACAACAGTAAATTTATCCACTGGCACTAATTTAACATTAACCGGTTCTCGTTTGATCGAAGCCACCTATTCAGGTGCTACAGGCACACGCACATTAAACGGCCCTACATCCGCAAGCGCCACTGCTGACAACATCCCAAACTTTAAAGTTAGCGCGGGAACAGATACGCTTACTTTAGTGAATAATATGCAAAATCTTGATTTTACAGGGTTTGCAGGTACATTAAACGTCGGTACTCGCGCTATTGCCGGAAACCTAACACTTTCTTCAGGTATGACCTTGGCCGCGGGCACAAACACTACAACTTTCTATGGGTCATCCGGCACCGACACCATTACGACAAATGGAAAAACGCTTGATTTTCCAATTACGTTTAATGGATACGGCGTCACATGGCAGTTGCAGGATGCTTTAACTGTTGGTTCTACGCGCACGCTTACATTAAGCGGCGGTACGCTTTCGCTTAAAGCAAGCACAACCAATAGCGCAGGAACTTTTGCGTTTTCTGGGTCCGCCGCGAGTCCAATCGTGCTAAACAGCACAACACCTGGCACAAGAGCGACTATTTCGCAGACCACAGGAACTGTTACGCCTACCTACGCGTACATTACGGATAGCGCGGCAACTGGCGGGGCCACATGGACGGGGCTTGCTGCAAATAATGTTACAGACGGCGGCAATAACACCGGGTGGACTTTTGACATTCCGTACGCTGGAATTGCTGTGCTATACGGCGATACACTTCGGTCCTTTACCGAACGCAGGAGATTCTAAATGGCTATGAACCTTAAAGCCGTAACTGTTTGTTATGGCTACCAGCAAATCACCTCCTTATCGTCCGCTTCCACGCTGACGGTTCCTTCACGTACGCCCTTTGGCAGTAATAACCAACCGGTATTTGCGCTCATTATTGCTGAAGGTCAGGCCGTTCGGTGGCGCGACGATGACACGGCG